ATCCACAATCAGCAGAAAACCCTAAAGGTATACCCTGGGAGTCTCTTGTTCAGATGTCCTCACTAAGAAACAAAGACAAGTTACTAGGCAAAGACTTAAGCCCTGAACAGCAGCAAGCTCAAGAACAGCAAAACGCACAACAAGAGAAAGTCGTTCAAGTTACAGAGGCTTTAGCTGAACTAGAAGCTAACAAAACACAATCAGAAATAGACAAGAACGCAGCTACTACTGAAAAGTTAACTCAGGAAGCAGCACAAAAGCAGCTAGAAAGCATATTAATAGCTACTGACCCTGATAAGGTCAAAGTGATCGTATAGCAAGTTTGACTAAATAGTGGTAAAATTGATTAAAGATTTACATAAGTAAAAAAGCGCCACCGGCTATCGGGTGATCGTAACGCCAACGTTAAGGGCGATAGGAAGCACAATGGATGATTTAGGTGAGTTACTTGGAGATGGTGAGCCAGCAGTAGTCGAGACAGTAGAGGCAACGGAAGAAGTTAAAGAAGTTGAAGCAACTGAAAAGACAGAGGCAGAACCAGAAAAGGTCGAAAAAAGAAGAGAAGCCGGATGAGACGACATCGCCGGAAGTGAAAGAACCAGAGTCCAAAAGTGTGCCAATACAAGCATTAATGGCAGAACGTGAGAAACGGCAAACTTTAGAGAAAACGTTACAGGAAATAAATGCCCAAAAGGCGAAAGAACCTGCGCCGGATATCTTTGAAGATCAAGAAGCCTATACTAAGCACTTTCAGCATCAGATTGATAATGACCGATTTAATGACCGGGCTAATCAATCAGAATTTTATGCACAGAGAGAGTTTGGTAAAGACGAATTGGCCTTGAAGGTAGAAACCTTTAAAGAACTAAAGGCACTTACTCCAGCTTTAGAAGCTCAAGTATTAAATGCAGTTAGTCCATATCATGAAATTGTTGATATTGTAAACAAGCATGAGAAAATGGAAAAAATGCAGAATATAGATGAGTTTGAAGCAACAACCAGGGCAGAAATTGAGCTTAAGGTTAGAGCTGAAATTAAAGAAGAAATGGAAGGAAAAGCCACAGCCGATAAAAACTTGCGTGATTCTATCCCAACATCGTTGGTAGACGCGCCGTCCAAAGGTTCTATAAACAAACCTACATGGGCAGGGCCAGCTACCTTAGACAATATATTAGACTAAAGGTAATTTATTATGACAGATACTACAGCAGCAACCGGCTTAACGGTTCAACAGTGGGACGAGAAATTCTTTGTAGATTCTCTAAACGCTTCAATTTTTAAACCTTTTATGGGTTCTAAATCTAACTCAGTAATTCACGTTAAAGAAGATTTAACAAAGAAGCCTGGTGACTCGGTCACGTTTTCTCTTGTTAACGCTCTCTCTGGCGCTGGTGTTACTGGTAGTTCAACACTTGAAGGAAACGAAGAAGCTTTAATCACTCGTAGCCAGAAAGTAACTATTGATCAATTTCGTAATGCCGTTCGTATTCCGGTACTTGAAGATCAATTCACAGCCATCCCACTAAGAAACGCAGGAAGTGACGCGTTAATGAATTGGGAGATGGAGTTAACTCGTGACAAAGTTATCGCAGCTATGAATTCAATTCTAGGTGTGGCTTATGGTTCGGCTTCTGAATCAAATAAAGATGCTTGGTTAGTAGATAATGCTGACAGAGTACTATTTGGTGCAGCAGTTGGTAACGCCTCATCTAATGACTTCTCAGTAGCTCTAGCAACGATTGACAATACGGCTGACAAACTAACGTCTAGCGCAATTAGTCTTATGAAGCGATTGGCTAAAACAGCATCGCCTAAAATTGGGCCTATTAAGCCTCGTAAGGGTGGAATGACTAGTGATAGCTATATCATGTTCGTTCCTTCTCTACTTTTAAGAGACTTAACGCAAGACCCTGCATTCTTACAGGCTAACCGTGAAGCTCGTAACCGTGGTAAGTTAAATCCTATCTTTGCAGGTGCTGATTACATTTATGACAATGTAGCTATTATCGAAGTTGAAGACATTGAAATTGACGCAGGTGCAGGTGCAGGTGCTATTGATGTAGCACCTTGTTTCTTATGTGGTGCTGGTGCAGTAGCAATGGCATGGGCTAAACGTCCTCAAACAATTGAAGAAGAGTTTGACTATAAGGACAAGCAAGGTATAGCAGTTCGACAATGGTATGAAATTGTTAAAATGAGCTACGGAACTGGTTCTGGCGATACTGACGATCAAAAAGATCACGGTATTGTTACAGGTTGGTTTGCTTCAGTAGCAGATTCTTAAACGATTCGGGGTTAAGCAGCCCCATTTTTCCAGAGGATCAATCATGAAATATAAACTTATTAAAGCTGGCTGCAAGAATGTCGGCGCTTATGGGGTTACAGGTCTATCAACAGGTGATACTTTTGAACTAAAAGGACATCTAGCGGAAAAGGCTAATAACAACCCAGATTTTGAATTAGTTAAATCTAAGAAGAAACCTTCTAAAAAACCTTTAACCTAAAGGATTCATCATGGCTACAGCCGAGGAAATCAGAAACAAAGCATCTTTTAAACTTGGTGTAGGCGCTAGAGGTCAGACATTAGAGAATACAATTTCTAGCGACCTTGATGATGCTTATGCTGAGATTTATGCAACATTAAGAGTTGAAGACTTAGTAACATGGTCATTCGCATCAGAGGTTCCAGATGAATTAGTAATGCCCGTTGTTGCTCTCGTTGCCTTTTCGCGCGTTGATGAATACGCTGTTAGCGGCGAAAGATACCAGAGGATTACTGCGGACGCTAGTGCTGCGGAGATTAGGATTAGACGATATATTCAAGATGATTATTTTACCGATGAGACAGAGGCGAAATATTACTAATGACCATTGTATCATTACCTCTAATCGGTCCAACTTATACAAATAGATCATTACCCGTAAACGCTCAAGTTACTAGGGGCTTTTACGCTATTGTTAACGAGCAAGGAGGTGAGACATTATCTTTTCAACCCTTCCCAGGACAAAAACCCTTTGCTATTGGTACAGGCTTCGCAAGAGGTACAGGCCGATTAAATAATGTTCTCTATGAGGTTATGGGATCAACCCTAAGCAAGATATCATCTTCTGGAGCAGTAACGTCTATAGGCACTATTGAAGGTACTGGCAGATGTGTTCTAGAAGAAGATCAAGCAGGTAATTTAACCATAGCCACAGGATTTGGGAAGCCTTACTCTTATGATGGAACTGCTTTAACGCAAGGCACTGATATTGACTTACCTAATTCAAACACTGTTGCCTACATTAATCGAAGAGTAGTTTATGACGGTATTGGTGGTGATGTTGCTTTTGCAGAATTAAGCGATCCTTTATCAGTGAATAGTCTTAATATAGCAATTGCTGAAGCTAAAGCAGACGATACAATAGCTGTCTACGCTTACAAACAACAGCTTTTAGCATTTGGAAACAACTCCATTCAGCCTATGTATAACTCAGGCGCAGGAAATCCACCTTATTCATTTATTTTAAATGCAACTCAAGAGGTCGGAATATCTGCAATACATACTTTAAACTCGAATAACAGATTTCTCTATTTTTTAGGCAGTGATTTGAATGTCTATCAAATGGCAGGATTAAGTTTAAGACCTATAGGTAATCCAGCAATAGGACAAGCAATAGAAAAATACTCTAAAGTCTCTGACGCTTACGGCGTTTGTTTTACATTAGACAATACTAATTTCTACCTACTATCCTTTCCTACTGGTAACGAAACATGGTTATTTAATGAAACTGCCGGTATATGGACAAACTTAGCTTTTGGTACTGATGGTGATCAGCATTTAATATCGAGTTATGAATTTATTTATAACAAGCATTTAGTAACTGATAGACGCAATGGTAACGTTTACGAGTTAGATTTTGATACCTATACTGATAATGGCGAATTAATCCAGCATAGAAGGGACACAGTTTCAATTAATGGTGCGACCTTTGGTAAGCCTGGCGCTACGGTCTTTATGAATTCCTTAAGGTTGGAAATCGAATCAGGTACTAGTTTAGTCACAGATGAAAGTCAGATTATTATGCAGTATTCAGATGATAACGGCAGGTCGTGGAGTAGTGAACGATGGATGTCTATTGGTCAACAAGGTGAATACCTCCATGAATTAGTATGGCAAGGATTAGGTAGCTTTAAAAACAGAATGTTCCGATTTACCATGAGTGATAATATAAAATGGGTATTAATTAAACTGTCCGCTGATGTTGAATTAGGGATTACCTAATGGCTAGAGTTGATCCTTTTGTTATTCAGTGGCCTCAGAAATGGGTTGAAGACCCAGAAATAGGGCCGGTAATTAATTATTTAAATCGGTACTTGCATGATTTATTTATAATAGTGACTGGCGGTACAGGTGATAGTTTAATAGAAGATCAAAATGTTAGGGAATCTTTCCCGTGGCCTTTAAACCAGTTAGCGGAAGAAACTAAAGAATTTACTTATCCTTCAATACAGATACCCCTTAAATCATTTAATAATATAACCGTAAGAACAAACTATACAGCGGTGTCCTTTGACTTTATTAATGCCATAAATGGCGGCACTATAACGTTTCCAAAATATCCAAATGAAAATGATGTTATAATAGTTCGCAATGGTAATGGTAAGATTGTTTCTTTAAATGGCAACGGTAAAAATCTTAACGGTAGCCCTACGGGCAAGTTGTTTAGAAAATCAACATCGATTGAATTTCATTACTTTATTGATACAGATGAGTGGTTTGCAAGATGAGTTTTGAGCCTGATAATGATGATATTGATTTAACGATTAAGGATTTACTTAAAAGTATTTTATTGGAATTAAGAATAACGAATGCATATAATTCACTAACCCATGATGAGGTTATAACAGAGGAAGATATCGATGAGGATTGAAGATGGTAAAGGAAAACATGGGTTCGCTGGTGTCAGTAAAAACCAGCGACTAGATACATCGTCAAGGTCTGGACTTCGGTTGTTCTATACCTCACGCGATGAGGGATTAGCCTATCACGCGGTTTATGATGGCATGACTGCGTCGGCTGGTGACTTAGTGGCATATCTTAAAAGCACATCAACCACGCGAAACTTATTTATTGATGAAATTAACTTTGGTGGAGTTGAGAGTATTAAATGGAAAGTCTTCGCTGTAACAGGAACTGCTGCCTCAGGTGAAACAGTAGTCCCGACTAAGATTAACCTATCTAAAGGTATAGCAGCGGAAGCAGAAGGCATGGCTGGTGATACCGCTATTACAGGGCTAACAGTTGGGGAACAGATTGCTGTTGAGCGGTCGGAAGCTGGTCATACTGATGTTGATGACTTTCACGGTGCGCTTATTTTAGGCCCAGGTAATGCTATAGCGGTTGAATATGACACTGGGACGACTGGTATTTGTGAAGTTGAAATAATATTCCACTTTGAAGATTTTGACGCTTAATAATGATTAAGACTCTCATTAGTGATGGTGGTGGCAGTACAAACGCTGCCTCTGTCACAAAAGACGCTGAACTATTGGTCATTGCTGCGCCTTACCCACCACTCTCACAGCAAAAAACACGTCCTTTTAGGCAGTTTTTTACCACTAACGGATTACCTGATGGCGATAACAGTTTAGTTGTAGATGGTAGCTCAACTAATGTTGACTTCTTTATAGACGCAAGCGACACAGAAGACCGTTATGTTACTTCGCTAAGCTTCATTGTCGGCTATGGTGCAACGGGTAAACCTTTTCAATGGGCAGATGGTTCGGCGTTAACTAATGGATTTCCAATCTTTTATCGGTCACAGGAGAGCATAGTAGATCTCCATGAAGGTGTTCGGTCTAACCAGGACATGCTAAGAATAAGTTTTTCTCCTATACCTGCTGACTGGGAAGTTAGACACGTTAATGCAAATAATGATTTTGGTTATTTTATAAGTGTTGATATAACTTTACTTGGCTTGCCTTTTGGCATCAAGCTTGATAGAGGCTCAAGTCAAAGTGTAATTATAAGAATAAGGGATGATATGACAACTGACACTGACTCCTTTAACTGTATCGCTTACGGATTTAATCGCTTTGAATAACAGGACACCGATATGACAGCTACATTAAATAGCTTTGTAAGCGAGACACAACTAACAACGAGTGAAGTTGCTCTTGTCTCAACCTCGTCAAGTGAAAAGAAATTCATTGGTATGGCTACTGTGACTAATACCTCTATTTTAAATGTTGAAGTGACTCTATGGCGCATTCTAGAGGCTACAACAGGCACAGCTGGTTCGGGTGGCAATTGGACGTGGAAAAAGACTATACCAGCCAATACTACAGTGAGAATAGATAAGATTATGGGCCATGTGTTAGATAACAGCATGAAAATTTCTGCTTTGGCTGATGTCGCCTCAGTGGTTAATATTGACATATCAGGAACGACTGAAACTTAATATGGTATAATTAAATTATGATTAAACTAGCAACCAAAGAAGATATGCCGCAACTCTTGAGAATGGGAGAATCATTCTTTAATGAATCGGGATATTCTGATCTCACGACCTTTAACAAGGATGATACTGAAAAAGTAGTAAATCACCTTATCGATAATGGATGGTTATTGACTGACGGAAAGAGTGCAATACTAGGGTTTCTTGTATTTCCTCTATTTATGAACACTTCGTCAAAAGTTGCTCAAGAGCTTTTTTGGTGGGTAGATGAGGACGCCAGGAAAACAGGTGTTGGTCTTAGAATTTTAAAAAAGGCTGAGAAATTAGCAAAGGAACATGGCGCAGAAACTATGATGGTGCTGTCACTAAACGAACTTAATGGCGAAAAAGTTAATCAACTCTATGAGCGATTAGGATATAAGCGCCGAGAACAAACATACATGAGGGCTTTATAATGGCTATAGGAACAGCAGCAGCGATTTTGGGAGCCGCGGTTATAGGTGGTGTAGCTCAAGGTGTAGGCTCCTCCAAAGCAGCCAAAGCAACCGTAAAAGGTAATGACGCTGCCATAGCAGAGCAACGAGCAGCAAGAGAGGCTTTCTTTAAAAGAACGCAACCTTTTGTTGATTTTGGTTTAGAGTCGATTGAAGGGTTAAGAAGTTTGTTATTTGATCCCACAGCAGGATTAGATGAAATAAATCCTATTGTTGATATTTTAAGAAACCAAGGCTTTGAGCAAATTCAAGAAACTGCCGCAGCCGGTGGTAGATTGGGCGCTGGTGGAACATTAAAAGACTTAACACAATTCAACTCTGACTTAACGACTACTGTCATCCCTCAATTACAGAATCAACGATTTAATCAATTATTTAGCGTATTGGGATTAGGGCAAAATGCAGCAGTTGGGCAAGGTACGGCTGCCCTGCAAACTGGCTCAAATATAGGCAATTTCCTAAGCTCATCTGGTAGAGCGCAAAGCGAGGGTATTGTAGGGCAAACTAATGCGCTAACTAATACTCTAGGTAATTTTGCGTCAGCTTTTGGGAATCAATTTGCTAACAATGCTAATTTAGCTAATAATCTCCCGTAAATTTTATAAGGAAAGGTAATGGCACATTTTGCATCATTTAAACCTGTTGATGATTTTCAACGTTCAAGAAGAAATGCATTGAGCATTAAGTCTCAAGAGCAGGGCATTGAAGCTGAGAGTGCCGCCGCACCTATTAGGAATCAGCTAGATAAGTTAAATCTTCAGCAAACTCAAACTGGCATAAAGAGAGGCGACGCTAAGTTCGAGCAGGTTGAAGCTATGCAAAAAGCACAGATTTTAAATCAAACAGCTAAAGCCATAAGAGGACTAGACCCTTCTCAATATCAATCTGCTGTTGCCTCAATCATCCCTCAACTACAAACATTTGGCATTGATACAAGTCAATTTGAAGGTGTGCAAATAACAGCCGAAGGTTTAGACCAGGTTATTGCTGAAACTCAAGGATTTTTACAAGACCCTAATAAACTAGCTCAGTTATCAGCAGGACAAAGAGAAGATAGGGATGTTAAGGCGGATTTAGAAGGCGCTATTGACCCA